CACAGGTCAGAGCCATTGACATTGGTAACAAACTAGATAGACTCAATGATGTCTATGATGAACTGGGATTCTCTCAAGTTAGAGTCTCTATCATGAACAAGGAAATTGCATAATGGGATTTTTCAGTAGTCTTGTAGGCGGTGTAGTTGGCTTCTTGATTGGTGGCCCTGTTGGTGCTGTCATCGGTGCTGGACTAGGTGCCACCAAGGTAGGAGAAAAGGTTGTCAACACAGTCATGGACTTTGTTCTACAGCCGTTCATGCCCAGCATACCAGACATGGGCAACAATGAAGCGGCCGCACAGCGTGAACAAGGTGTGCTGATCCAAAGACAAGGCAGCACAAGTCAAATCCCAGTGGTGTATGGTTATAGAAAAGTTGGCACAGCAGTGGCATTTGCTGAAACAGGATCTACTTCTAACAAATATCTCTATGTGGCTTATTTGCTGGCAGAAGGAACCATAGAAGGTCTGCGTGAGGTCTACATTGATGATTGGCAATTGCCAGTGGATCAAGTAGGTGCACTTAATGGCGGTTCGTTGGTAACAGTGAATGCAGATCGCTACAAGGATCGTGTGCAACTACGTTTCTTTCCAGGCGTGAACTTTGCCAATCCTAGATCCAGCACAGTAGGCAGCACAGTCAAAGGTGATATATTTTCTGAAGCACCAAGTTTCACCAGTGACATGGTCTATAATGGTTTGGCAGTGATATTTGCTAGATTCGAATGGCGTGAGATCAAAACGCAGGCAGATGCAGATGCCAATCCTTTCGGTGGCAATATCCCAGTGTTAAGTGCAGGCATATTAGGCAAGCGTGTGGCCAGCCTATTAGTAGACACCACAGAAACACAAGAATATGATGTGAATTCTGTGCGTTATTCCACAAACCCAGCAGAATGTTTGCTAGACTATCTACGCAATCCCAGATACGGCAAAGGCCTAGTCAATGCAGACATAGACTATGTCACATTCAAAGCAGCCGCAAGAAAATGCAATCAAACTGTGACCTATTTGGCCACACAAAATATTCAAGGTCCCATACTCACACTCAACATGGTGGTAAACACAGACACCACATTGATGAGCAACGTCAAGGTCATGTTACAGAACTTTCGTGCATATATGCCATATGTGCAGGGCAAATACAAACTACGCATTGAAGATGCAGGCAATGAAACAGACATACTGTCAGGTGTTGCTACCATAGTGCAGACCATGACCAAAGACGACATTGTCAGCGATGTCACATTCACAGGCATTGACCGTTCATCAAAATACAATGTGGTGGCAGTGACCTATGTGGATCCAGATCAAAAGTTCTCCAACCAAACAGTGATCTATCCAGAAACAGAAGCAGAACGTCAGGTCTACATCAGCAGAGATGGTAACAGAGAAAACAAATATGAAACCACACTGGGTGGTATCACCAACTATGCCATTGCCAAAGACTTTGCTCGACTGATATTCAACAAACAACGACGTCAAGAATCCTGTGTGTTCACTGCCACAAGTCGTGCTTTGGAACTAGAGCCTGGTGACTGCATACGCATCAATTCAAATATACTAAACTTTGGCACAGACCCTTGGCGTGTGGTTTCAGTGAAGATCAACAATGATATGACTGTGGATCTTGGCTGTGTGCGTAATCCAGATGACATCTATCCTTATACCAGAGTTGGTGAAGAGGACATAGTGATTCCAACCTATGTGCCCAAGGGATCAATAATTTATTTTCCTAGTTCATTCAATCCTTTGCCATTGGGATTAGTGCCGCCAACCAATGCGGTGTTTCCACCTAAGATAATACCGGTGATCACAAATCCACCTGCTACCAATCCCAGTGGCACCACAGGCGGTGGTGTTGGTGGTGGAACACCTGGTGGTGGCACTGCTGGTCCTATCGGAGGAGATACAACCACTCCAGTGCCGCCTGTGAACGTGGTGCCAATTATACCACCACCACCTCCACCATTCATTGCTACTCTAGGATTGAAATCATCCAAGGCCATAAGTCTTGGCACAGGCAACTACAATTTCAACATTGTATTCACACAGCCACAAGATGGCCTATACAGTTACAGCATAGTATGGTGGAGATACAATAGATTCTCACCATGGACTGAAGTTAGACTTGACACACTACCAGGTGCTGGTGGTGAAATACCTTGGACCTTGAACAATCTTGGATTTGGACAGTATGAATACTATGTGAGATCATTTGCCACTGATGGCAGACCCAGCGGTTTTGCATTCAAGGGTCAGATAGCATTCCCACAGAATGTGGCAGATCTAAATCCTTCACTAACTGGTATTGCTGGTGGTGGTGCTATCCAAATCACATCAGCATGGACTGTGCCTGAAAGCGAAGTTGACACAAAACCAAGATATGATGATGACATAGACTTCTTTGAACTGCGTCCTAAACTAAACAGTGGTGCACCATTTACCACAAGAAAGATGCGTGTGGTCATGAATCAGATTACCAGCACCATTTCAAAGGCACCTAACTTCTTGTTAAAAGGTGTTAGAGTCTATTACAAGTTCAGTGGTGACACCTTCTACGACTACGAAGATTTCAACTTTTCTGGAGTGCAAAATTATGGACCAGGCACACAGGTAGCATTTGATCTCACTGGAGACTTTGGTGCCACTGGCAGTGGCAATGCACTCAGCAATTATGATTTTGTGGTCCGCCTCACATACACTGATGGCACAGCCGCACTGAAACAACTAGGTGTTGCCACTGCCAATGTAGAAACATCTTTTGGACTTTTCAACTTTGTGGCAGTGGGCACAGGTGGCGGAGGCAATCTTGCCACAGATCAAGTAGTGAGATTAATTAGAAGTCAACTGATACCCACTGGCTTCAGTCTCAAGACTGTGGATGAAGATCCCAACAAGGCCTACTCTTCAGGTCAGGCACTGATACCAAACATCGCTGACATTCGCAGTAGCAACACACAACCCATATTGACATTTAGATTCAATCCACCAACAAACACCAAATGGCGTGGCTACAAGATCAGATATCGTCCTGTGGTGCCAGGCACCAATCAACAGTTCTTTGAAAAAGACACAGGCTTCACTGTGAATGTGGTAACCACACAGGTGGAGACAGAATTAAATGGTGGTGCTTTCAATCTCAACACCATCTATGATTGGGTCATCACTGCACAATATCTAGACAAGACATCTAACACCATCAAAGACGCAGACACCAGCCTGGTATGTAGAGCTAGCATACAACAGAATCTTGGTTCATACTACAATGTGGCACCTGGACTCCTAAACACCATAATGGCATTCCGACAACAGGAAACCACAACTGCTCTTAACAGTTTGAGAACAGCATTTCCTGCATTGCCTACTCCTAGTCCCAAAGCATGGATCAAGAAAACAACTCAGCCTGGAGATTACAACAATCAAAGCACACAGATCTATGGCAATGGTGGCGGACCTCCAGATCTATTCAAAACCACAGGTGCAGAGACATTTAATCTCAACAGTTACTACCAATTGAAATTCCAAATGCCCAATGACACATTTGATGCGTTGGTCATACACCGCAGAGTCTGGGACAAGAATGGTGCTGTGAAAACCACTATCACCACCACTGCCAAATACAATGCTCTAGGGCCTTGGGAAAAAGTGCTGGTGCCTAGAGCATCAATGACCAAAGGTTCAGATGGTTTTTACACAGTGAATCTCCGTGGACCAATTGATCCTGGTGTGTTCAATGACAAATATCAGGTCAGTAGTGGCAACAATTTAATCAAGGATCAGTATTCATCTGGCTTTTATCCTGACAGCAGTGAGCCAAATCGACTCACAGGTGTATTCCCCTATTACGGAGTAGGCAACACCGCATGGAGTTACGCCTCTAACACTGCCTGGGCTGAATTTCTATTCAGCATCAAGGATGCAGGTGTTGAAGAAACTAGGGCAATAAGACTCACAGATTTCTTTACCAACTTCAGCATAGCAGATGGATTTAAAAATCAAGTGGATGGATTTCTCAGTGGCAACGTCAGCAAACTAGACATTGTTACCATTGCAGACTTCAATATATTTGACGCAGGTTACACTAGAAACATCAATGAAGCCATCACCACCGCAATACCGCTGGCCAAACTACAAATGGGATCTCGTCAACAAAATCAAGCAGCCTTCTTTACTCCAAACCAAAAAGTAGTTCCCAACGTCAGTGCATTTGGTGGCACAGTGAATAGAATAGTAATTCAACCCACCACAGGTGACACAGTTTATTAAGGCCCGACTATGACCACACAAATAGCATCCGCCGCACTACTAACCACTGCCACAGTAACCTGTCAAGCCAAGGGCGGCAAGACTAGGGCCACTGCTGATCTTTCAGCAGTGTTCAGCATGGTGCCGTTGACTGCTTTTCAACAGATCAATCAAGGCATCCTAGACACAGTCACTGGCACTATCAAAGCAGATGGTGTCAGCCGTTGGAACGACTATGTATCATGGAGCAATTTCAGTGACTACAGAGGAGTGCTGGCTGAAATTATATGGACAGCACCCCTGATTGATGTGGGTGAACTGAAATATTTTACCATTTCCACAGATGCAGAGTTTGATGGCACCATGAGTTATGAGATCTATACCAGTAGCACTGGTGTGTTCAAAGGTGAAGAAACCAAAACCACTGTGGTTGAAGGTGATTTTGATATCGCTGCCTTTTATGGACAATATGTCTATGTCACTGCCAGAGTCAGCGGCAGTGAACTGCGTAATCTCAACATCACTACTTCTAGTCAGACCAGCACACGAACTCTGCGTGACATAGACACTTCCACACTTGGCGGCACCATCAGTGCTAGAGCCATACCATTGTCAAGACCTGTGAGCAGGGTCATGAACATTGTGATATCACCCAAGACCACCACTGCCTATGCCATAGATCTTTATGTCAGCAACACTGCTACCAGCGAAGTTTTGATACCCATGGTGGTCAGCAAAGCAGACGCAGAACCGTATTTTGTTAATGATTACATTGTTACCGATTATTATGTTGAAGGATCAACACCCAGTTTTGTTTTGTATGGTCTAGACAATCAAGCTCGCAATGGCATCGTGGACATCAACCTAGAAGTGTTGCCACGCCAAATCATGACTGGTGGTAATATTGTGACCATAACATAACCTATAAATATTGAGAGGACAAAACAATGACATTTCCCACAGGAACAGTGATATCAACCACAAATGTAGAAACAGTAGACGCATCGCCAGCCTTGGCTCGTGCAGATATCTACAGTCTCATTGTGGCATTCAACCAATTGGTGGCCAGCCAAAACACCGCAGGTGGAGTGTCGGTGTTGAATGGAGATGGCACAGTCAGCAGTGAATACCTTCCTGCCAACTATGTCAAGACTGGTGACATTGCCATACAGCCCAGCACCAAAATAGTAAACATCAAAGACGTGCTGAGATTGGCACAGAGAGTCACAGCAGACAATTCATTGTTGACTTCTAGCATAGCAGGCGACATCATATACCTCACAGATGGAGATGCAGGATCACCGTGTTTGGGTGTGTATAATGGTAGTCAATGGCGTGTGGTTAGATTTATGACTGCTGTGGGTGATGTTGGTGCTGCCTTGTCTAGCACAGCGTTTACACTAACTGCCACGGCGGTGCCTTAAAATGACACTGAAAGAACTGGCCAAAGAGATTGAAATAATCAAAACCAACCACCTGGCTCACATGGCTGAAGACATTGACCGTGTGGAAACCAAAGTGGATAGGATTGACAACAGAATTTGGGCTATTCTAATTATTCTATGTGGTGCCACATTTGTGCCAATGATCCTAGAGTTCTTGAAACAATATTAAGAGCCATCTAGAAAAATCACCTTAAAAAAACGCTGTTTGCGACATCAACAACAGCGTTTTTTTGTGGGCTCAAAACACTATTTCGTATTTGTAGATGATCTAATACATTGACCAGTCCTCGCCACATCTAACTGTGATTTAAGAGCCATATTTTAAATATGATATGACCAAAGACGAATTCAAACAAAAACTTGCTGAAGTGGCTGAATGGCGTCAGCCAAGGATATCCATCAGCGATGTCAAACGCGGTGAACAAAAAGCTCGTGGCAAAGGCAGACCCTCACGTGAAGAAATGTATGAAGAAGAACATGAACAAGTGTTTGCTGAATTGTTCAAAGGCATCAATCCCACACACGCACCTGAATTGGTAAAAGTTCATATCAAACCCATAGACTGCGAAGACTGTGGGCGTCACTGTGAAAATGGGCGTCAGATGGAGATCAAGTTTTATCCTTCCACAGCCCGGCAGATAGCACATCGCAGAACTCGCTGTTTGGTCTGCAACAGATACAAGGATCCCAACACAGGCGAATTCACACTGCCACAGGGACCTGCTTGTCAGACATTCTTGAATTGGGCCAATGCTGAATTAAACGCCAGAAAAAAGACTAATTCCACAGATCCTAATAAATAATTTCAGCAGGCACACAATATTTTCCTGGTAAGAATATGTTGGGCTGTCAGAGTTCTAATGCCATTGAACTCACCTGCCTGTTAGAAGCCCCCCTTCCGTGGGGCTTCGCCTTGAGTCAGCCAAAATCGCATTTTGGGGTTGATTTTTAGTCGCAGACTAAATATAATATATAAACTTACCAGGAGAATCCAATGGCAATAACACAACCTTATTTTGTCGTAGCACAAGAACACAAGACCAGTAAATTTGGCACAGAGATGGTGCAAATAACCCTACTGGGCATCAAAGACAGATTACAATATACCACCTATG